ATATCACTTTTAGCAATCCAGTTTTCGACTACTGTACCTTTACCAGCAATTTCATCATGTTGCTTATCGATGTGTTGGTAATTTTCCATAAAGGTATAAGCAGCCTTTTCGATTTCCTCTGCAGTCATTGTATCCCCATGCGAATCTTCAACATCTGGTTCATATACCACACCTGTAACAAGCTGCTTCTCTTCCTCTGTTTTAAGGATTGGAACTTGTTTTGATATATTCGGTTGTTTAGTAGTTGCGCTCTTCATAATGGCAAATTGACGACCGTTAGCGCCCTTTGTAACCAATGAAATATAACTGATATTGGCGTTTTTTAGTTCGTATCCCATCGTTTTACCTCCTTCCCTATAAATATTGGGGTTCCACTGTCAAAACGCATAGCAGCCAATTTAAAGCCGTATACGTTTTGACGATGAAACCCCAATCAAATAGGTGTATTTTATTCTTCTGAAATCATAGTGCAGCGACAATGAGGATGAGCTGGTGGACACATCTTTCCATTACTAAATAGGTCATCAATATCTACCGTTTCACCATGTAAACCACCACATTCTTTACAAACACGCTCATCGTTTCCTGTAAGCCATGTTTTCTTACTTCTATTTGCACCCTTATAAGCGATTAAATTGCCGTAATTCATTGCATATGTTGTTTCTGTACGTGCAATCATCATCGCTCTGTAGTTGCTCGCTTCTGACATTACATCTGCAATAGAAACACTTAATGCATCGACTCCCATTCCCTCACTAAGATTTTTTAACATTGTCTCTCTTAATCTATCTTTAGTGGTTTCATGGATTCCTTTTGCTAATTCAAAAGCATAAGCAGCTACCCATTTTGCAGCAACGTCACCAATTGGATCTAATACTATCCAAGTTAAACCGTTTGATACAATGGCACTTTGTACAAATTCTGTTACATCATCCTGCAGCGTGTCTGTGAATTCATCGACAAACATTTGTCTTTCTTCATCCCAATCGACACTATCAAGAAATTCATCAACTTCTACTTCTGTAATTACAAGATCAATCTCTTCATCTGCTTTATTAATACGAATTACGGGAAGCAGGTTTAAGAGCCGTTTTCCCTGCTCGGAAAAAAATCAGCTACCTTCTTTTGCATAGCTTTCTCTATTTCTTCATGCTTTTCCCTAAATGCATTAATAGCAATTATGTTCTCTTGCTCATTGTCTGCAGCCTTTGCAATAGGTTCAAATTGAGAAGCAGCCGTTCCGCCTTCAAAGAATGTATCCCCATCTGCTACTGGTTCATAGCCTACTACTTTACGGGATTCATTACGTGTTAATATACGTTTTTCATAACCATCAGCTGCATATTGCATATCAGCTTCACGATCATCCGTATCAATTTCGTTTAATTTGAAATACCAATCTAAACCGCCTAGTATTTCAGCAAATACACGGAACAATTGATTATTCAATCGATGCTCTAAGATTTCTTGGCCAGGCTCAATAATAGAACGTTTGTACATCTCGTTCATTTCTTTAGCAGTTGTTTGCCCTAATGAACCTGTCATAGCCCAACCGATACGATAAGGCGGTACACGGTGCGCTACGCATATTTCCATTGCGCTATCCTGCTTATATAAACGGAAACTACCTTCTTTTACATCTGGGCTAACTTTTTCTAATCTAGCTTTTGCCCCTGGCGGTACAGGAACCACGGCTAACTTATGATGCTCTCCTTTTGTTTCTGCAGAGAAAAATGCTTTTAATTCATCTTCCGTCCCTTGATCTATTTCATCGACTCCCTCAAGGAATAGCAGAGCATCTGGGATTGTCTTTCCTGTAAAAAAGTTAATATTATAATCTCTCACTGCTTGAGAGCCTACTATTGAACCGATAGAACTAACGTAATTAGGTATTCCATAATAAGAAGAACGAGAACCGAATTTACGAATAACAATTACTTCTCCGGCTTTTTCTGTTCCGTTTTCTGCAATATCCGTCTCACCTAAAGGACGACCATCCACAAGGCTATAATCATCTGGATAACCGAACTTCTTAAACCATCGTTCTTTGTTATTTACAATTTGAGCAAATCGCACTTTATCTTTATGAGCACGAACTGTCTGACCTGGTATATGATATAGTTTTGATGGCTCACCTTTGTTATTACGAATAACTTCAATAATGCCCCAGCCAACTGTTTCATAATCGTCCCATACTGCCCTTATAATTTCGGAACTCGTCATTTCTGGATTACAATTCCTCATGAACTCCTTTAACTTTTTATATTGCTCCTGGCTTGCTGCTTCTTTCACTTCTTCAAAAGGAGCAAAGTCGAAACCGACACCTGCAATATCATCGACTTTTGCACTAATACAAGCAGAATGAATCGGGTTACTTTCCTTTATTTCCAGTAATGCCGCCATATCATAAGGTGGTTTAACTAATCCCTTATCACCATATATTTGCGCGAATGGATCAACAGTCATTTGTTTGCTGTGGTCTTCCTTATTTTTCGGATCGTCTGCAGCTTTGTTAATCCCGAATACTTTTACATTCTTTATGGTTTTCTTGTCGCTCATAACGTTTGTATGTCCTCCTTTCTTCTATTAATAAAGAGCAAAAGAAATAGCCGAACAATTAATGTCCGACTACACTCTTTTAACCTTCCCACCCATAACTACTTTACGTTTACTCATATCGTCCTCACATGCGTAACGAGTCATATCGATACTATGGTTATCCTTATCTTGTAATCTGTTTTTCGGATTCCCATCCTTATCAACTTCATAATCAATATTTTCAAATTCGCCAGCAGTTTTTGGACAACGTTCGGGATCAATTATGATTTCTTCTAAATCGTCTAACCATTTTTCGCCGTATTCAACAGAACCAGGGCCTTTAACTGCTCCCTTGATTCTCTTAATACCATGATCGTTTTTCATTTCATCAATTGATTTTGGTTCAGAAGAATCCGCAATTATTTCTACATCATCCCAGCCAAGCTGCTTAATTTTTTCAGCTAACGAGCGGTTACTGATTTTAACACCATGTATTTCACCGAATATATAAAGCTTTCTGCGTGTTTTATCATAATGCATACGACCAAAAGACAGCGCGTCATTCCCATAACCCCAGTCAATCCCTTGACGTATATTATCAAATGTTTTAATTTCTTCATCTGAAATACGTCTGAATGTGAGGTTACTAAATGGAACAACACCGCTGCCTGTCGGTTTCCCTTCATATTCATGTTCATATTGCTGTGGTTTCAGCCTTTTTGTTTCTTCTGCTTCTTCCACGAATTGTTTAGAAATATGAGGATTATCATGATATGTACTATGATGTACAAATGTATTTTTCGGTTTAAATTGCGTTTCAAACTTCTTATTAACCCATGACTGCTTTCTCTTCGGTGGGTTATAAGAATAATACATTTTATATCGTAATCCATTCGGTAATTCTTTACGCAAAATAGATTTCTCTATAGTAGAAACATCTTCTTCTAATTTAAACTCGGCCAATTCTTCAAACCATGCAATAGCAACTGGATACTTCGCTATTTTAATAGATTTGATTTTTGCAGGGTCATCAGCACCACGGAATATAATTTTGTTTCCACGCGGTTTATAAATGATTTCCATCGGGCTTTCTTTAAAACGAAATAAATGTTCTACACCTAAGATCTCTATGGCTTCTTTTATTTGCTCATAGCAGGATTCTCTTATTGTATCCTTTACTTTTCGTATACAAAGAACCGTAATAGGGAACTGTATAAGGTCCATAACGATACAAATGGATATATCAGTAGATTTACCCGAACCACGACCGCCCTTACAAACAATTTTTAATATCGATTCGCATTTACGGGCTAACCAAACTTGATGAAATGCCGGTGGAAGTATTTCATCGATTTGCTTTTTAGACATTTAAATCACCACTGATATTATCAACAATGACAACCGGCTCAATATTATTATCATCATTATTAGTAGTAGATTTAATCTTATCGATTTGAACCTGTATAAATTCAAGTTTAGCGCGCCGCTCATCATCTATATTAGCTAACCTATCAAAATCTTTAATAAGAGCAGACAAAGTAGAAAGTGCCTTAGATTGAGCATTTAAGAAGCTTGCTTGTTTATCCCAAGCAAATTGAATTTCCCACTCTTCTTCAAATCCGCTTTCACTAAGCTTTTTCTTTCGTAGTTCCTTTGTCATGTCCTCTTTATTATTAACGAACATAATACGTTGAGCATGAATGATTTGAGCGTGCTGCAGCATTATGCTTTCCCATAAAATCGACAATGGGTCATTGTTAATGGCTTCCTCAAGTTCTTCTTTTAGATCATATAATTCTTGTGGTAAGTACTTTCTATATAAACCATGAGTAGCAGCATTACCATTTCGCAATGGAGCAGAACCTCCGGGATTACCAACAGCATTTTTATTGCCCTTTTTGGCTCCACCACGATTATTTACAGCATTCTTATTACCTTTGGGTGCTCCTGGTTTCTTTTTGGAGTACTCCGTATCTTTCTTTGGAGTACTCCGTTCATTTTTATGGAGTACTCCATTTAATTTGTCTATCCATTCATCTTTGGATTTCCATCCGCCAACCGTTTTTTCACTTACAGTTTTTTCGGATGTAGACAACAATTCGGCAATTTTACGATTCGTAATATCACCATTATGTTCTTTAAATAGTTCATACGCTTTGTTACGGTCTGGACTTCGTTGTCTGGCCATAATTACATAACACCTGCCCCCTTATCCAATTGTTTGCACTTCCTTCTCTAAACACTCAATGCATATATGAGAATTATCCGTATTTGCTTCACGGATATACGTTTTATCGAAATGAGTAATAGTTAATGGCATTTTTAATGTCCACATGCAAGGCTCATTACAAACAGAGCATGTAGGAACGTTTATAGTTGCTTCTTCCATTTACACCACCTCACGCTAATCGCTTTACAGAATAAAAAAGCAGCGGATTCCGCTACTTTAATTGTTCAATATATCTCATTACCTTATCTCTATTAACTATTGAATCCTCATCATATCCACCTGTTAGGAATCCAAAGTGAGCAGATTTCAAATATTCGAGTGTTGTTTCTTCCGGTTCGAACTGTTCCTCAAATCCAAAACAAGAACAATGAGAACCATGATTTTCAAATAGCTGTCCAGTTTCCTTATGTTTTAATAAGAAGAAAGATGAACTGTCACATCCGCACATACCATAAGATTCGTAAGCAATTAAAATATCATATTGTTCCACTTCTTCTTTCGAAGCTTCATACTCTTCAACAATATGTTCTCGCACTTCTTCTTCAGACATATCTTTTAAATCCTCAAGGACTAACAATTCCATTAAACCACCTCAAAAGAATCTTATTTTAAAAAATCGTTAAGAAATTTGTTGTATGCATGGGAAATGAATAGATATTCATGATGACTGCTCATAATGTATCTTATGTAAACAAGGTTTTTGGGAAATATGCCGTCATATCAACGTTTGTAGCACTTTCTAGTACTTCTACTTACAATATCTTTTATGCATCGTTGATTTTACGCCATTTTCAGCACCTAATCACCGATATTTCCTGCATAAATTTCACCTTGTTAACTATCTGCATTTTTCATCAGAATGGTACCCTATCGCTACTATATATTCGAACAAAACTTTAGGAGGTAGTACTATGAAACTTAAAAAGACAAAATTAGAAAACGGAACGATTACTTCAGAATGGGAATTTGATATTGTTGGTTTAACTTTCGCTATCGCCAATTTAATCCAAGCTCTCCACCTAGCAGGAATCATTTGATTCTTGCTTTCCCCTTACAATATTTGGGTTGTGTTGAGTTTGTTTTGTTTAATTGGTAGCATTCAAACCATGCTCTAAACCTCTCATTATCTAAAATCCACGTATTTCCTACCTTTTTAGATTCAATAGCACCTGCTGCACATAGATTCTTTATATGACCAGGAGAAAAACCGCTAATAAGATGAGCATCATTAACACCAATAACATTATCTAGCGCTGCATATGGTTTCAAATTAACATCTTCCCATTTAACACCATACATCCCTATACCCAATTCATTCATTTTTGTTTTATCTGTCATTCTCTCTAAATGATCTAATACAATAACATTAATTAACTCCCATGTAACTGCATCAGATAAAACTCGTGTCTTTAATTCTGTTGTTAAATCATTTAATAATTCTAATTCCATATGTATCACCTCATGTATAAAACTACTAAATTTCGTTAATAACGATAGTATGCAAAGTAGGAAAAAAGGTTGGCGCCGTAAAATATCCTTTGCGTGTTTCTGAAACGCTCACGAATAAAGAGCGCGCTCTGAAAGTAACATGTGAATATGTACATAACAGATCCGGAGTTTGGATGTTATTGCCCAACGGAAACGATTTTAAAATCAAAGCCGTCGTTGGGCTATTCGTGTTTCTATTTACCTGCTTCTTATTAAATGCAACACGTTTGCGCTTATCTTTCCCTACAACTATCTATATACATTTTGTTCATATTCCCGTTTATTCTGTAATTTCTATATAACAAAGAAAAAAGCACCCGTTATGGATGCTCTTCACTTATTTATGTACTTTAGATTTGCCAAAACACTCTTTACATTTCCCTTTAAATTCACTCGCATCATTATCGCTGATTTGTTTATTACAGTCAGGACAATATTTCTGCGGATCTCTATCATAGTCATTAATCATTGAATCTTTAAAGTACCCCATATCCTTCCACCACCTTTATCCAATTATAACAAAAAGAAGTCGCTACAATTAAGTAACGACTCTTTTACAGCTTATAAAAATATTAAAGGGGATGGGAGGAAAGAGAGAAAACAAATGACAAAAGTTTCTCTTAACTCAAGGCTGAGTACTCTCAACCCTCTCATAGCCACCGCACTCTTACATTTTTTAATTTGACTACGCGTCTTACGTCAGTGGCTATGAGAGAACCAAAAGTTCTCCCAGGAATTTTTAAATTTTATATCGGGCTATTTCCGTACCCCTTTAAATTGACACCCTATTAGTAGGCACAGGTATCAACTTAAAGGAGAACAGAAGCTCTCCTCCGTTTAGACCATTTAAATTAATGAAGTTTTGAAGACTATTCTAATTACGATTGAAATCAAAAAATACATACAGAGTAAGGCTCGTTACCTCTTACTCGCATGCTAAGTTAAATCATCCTGCGAATAAGGAAGAGCAACGCTATACGTTCACTTAATCACTTATCTACAGGAACTGGTTTCGGCCTCTCATATATAGGGGGCATTCTGACGACAAATTTCGACATTTTTTTCAGATACAAATATTAAGCTATGCAAAATAAACTACCACTTAAGCGTTCGCCAATCTTTTTATCCGCTCTTTTTAAATATTCTTGAACAGTAGTTCTTTTTACTTTCAAATAATTGGAAATTTTATCCTGCGTAAATCCATACCCTCTAGACATTACATATATTTCCTTTTCTCTTTCTGTTAGAGTTGATAATGCATCTTCTAGCTGTATACGATCCCATTCTGATATAACACTCTCTTTAACTTCTGTATCCCATTCGTACACTGGCATTTCGGTACTACGCACATATCTTTGCATTAATAATGGGTCACATGGCTTCTCGCGCTCATATGCTGCTCTACGTTCAATTCCTCTTGTTTTCCCTGGCTGTTTAGAGGTACGCATCCATTCCAGAGCATAATTTATATCACTAATCATTTCGTTAATAATACTTATATCCTTTTCTGTTGCGCCCACCTTAGATTCTTCTAACTTCTTTCTAGTTTCGGTATACTGCTCCATTAATTCTTTCATGCCAGGTTCCTCCTTTTATATAAAAAGAGGACGCTGGCTATATATAGGAAGAATTCTCATCCTAAACATAATCAACGTCCTCTGAATTCGGACTATTACTTTCATTATTTTTTTATTTATCCTTTAAATACGGTATGTGAAATTTTTATTTTAACTTTCGCTTTCTCATCTGTTCACTAATATACGCTGCTTTTATTCCTAACTTTGCTTCCATCTGCACATAGGATATTCCTTGCTGTTTTAAAATTAACGCTTTCTCGCAAATACTGTCCCATTCTGATTTTGTTCTCCTATTCCTCATCTCTTCTGGGGGTTTTGCTCCTAAACTTTTCCCTAATTCTTGTATCTGTTTTCCTATCGCGCATTCATGCAAACAATGTCTCTGCTTGTATCTATACTTACACCCGGTACAATTCTGCTCTTGTAAATCTATAATCTTTATGCGTATGTTTCTTTTATTCTTATCTTTAACTCCCATCAACTACCTACTGGCCAATCTAATTTATCTACATGTACTAGGTAATCTACGAGAGCACGATCAGTTCTTTCTACAACATACGCATGTTTCTCAAATTCTTCTCTTGGAATGGATTTACGGCCACCATCATATAGCATAGCTTCATAGTATTTCGCTACTAATTTTACAGGAACGAAATAAATAATATGATCAGTTCTAAACTCTATTAAAAAGAAGCAAATAGCTCCCTGCTCTTGTGTATCATTTAAATAATCGATTTGGTGTCTACTTATACTATCTAATGGGAATCTTTTTGTTTCTTTTGTAGACTTTGCTTCAAAGTACACTGCTCTTCCTTTATATACTCCATCGTAATCTACTGTAGATTTGCTTTCCCATGCACTTTTGGTTATTTCACCTTTATTATTTGTTTTTATAACTTTTACTGGTGTAGGGCGTTTGTTGAAGATACCTACATTTGCTGATTTATACATGCGACAAGTAATGTTTAATAAATGTTCAAACGCCATTCCTCTATTTCCGTATCCCATGCTGCTCCCTCTCTTTCTATTTAATAACTCCACGTTTTACAAATATATTTCGCCATGCTGTATCAACTCTATGTTTCTCAAATTGCTTAGCGCGGCGCTTAATAGCTTTCTTGATTCTTTGTTTCTTACGATTTGCCATTAACGCTCTTCCCCTTTGCTGCAAAATGAAGTTTTTATAAGAAATTAATCTTTCCAACTAAAGTGAATGTAGTGTTCGTAGAAAGATAAACCTGTAATAATTGTCTTTTTTTCTTCTTTCTCATAATCAACCTTCACACCATCCATCAGCACTTGTAACTTCTCTGCAAAAGTTTTTGAACACATAATATGCTTATCTGGATTTTCCTTGTGGATTTGATATCTAAAACCTGAATATCCCTTTTCGGCACTTTTGATTATTACGTCTTCCATATCTTCTGCAAATTCTATTACTTTTTCATCAACTGCATTTGCTTGGATTTCTTTTAAATTTTCTACTAATGACATAGCCATTCTCCTTTTCTACTCAAATTGAGTTTTCATCCTAATCTCTTGCATATATAGAAATGACTTCTTCCAGGTCAATCTCTAGTTCGTAAACACATTCCAATAAGTCGCACTCTAACTTGATTGTTTCTCCGTGATCATACTTCCATAACTTATTCCCACACTGCGGGCATTCTAAATTTGTTATACCGCTCATCCTTCATCACCTCTTATTTCCAAATAACGATTTTGTTTATTTAGTTCTCTTTCACTTCAACACTCCAACCACACTTACAAGTGCGTTTAAATGTATCATCCTCAATTTCTAAAGTCCCTTCACCATCACCAATCATTTCATTTCCGCATTTCTCACATTTTCCGTACTTGTCAATAAGCTGCACCGATTTCCAAGCGTTCATATCTCATTCCCCTTTTCGATCCTTTTTAATAAAAATTAGTTGAAACAACTACTGTAGGTTCTACACTCACTGGTATCAACTTTCGGTAGTATCTTTCTCCATCGATCTCAATTCCTGTTTTTCTTGCGCCCTTATATAAAGAACTTAAACGTTTGAAATCACTTTCAGAAATTAGTTTCCATACAAATATGTCATTCATTGATTCTTCAATATTCCTAGTATCATAACGCTCCCATTCCCAAAACTTTTTAGATAACCATTCATCTAAATCAGTATGACTCGTGAATGCATATGCTTCATCCCCACAATCATCTTCTCTAAAAACAAAGTAATACTTTGTTAAATAATCTTGGTGTTTACCTTCAACTAATTCTTTAAATGCCCCCCAATTGCTTTTAAGTCCGCCTAAGTCTAACGCTTCCACCACTAATTCCTCCCCTTTGTTTTTTATTCAAATAACGCTTTTGTTATAAATCTTCGTTTTCTTCCAACAACTCATAAATCTCACACTCTAATAAGTAAATTTTTCTATTTATTGGAGCTGCTTGTTTTTGCAGCTCTTTTAATTGTTTTCTTTTTTCCTCAAGTGCTTTTTCTACTTCATCATTCGTCAATGTAAACACCTCGCTTTTATACAAAATTCAAATTTGATAGTATTTTGGTTTAGCACCGTGCACTATAGCAGCACGATATAAAAAATTTCCTTGTTCTTTTCTTTATAAGCCCGTACTACATCTTCAAACTTATAACCATATAAATAGCAGAGACGGAAGAAAATACCGAATGCTTTATGTAAATGGGTTAATGTTACACTTAAATCTCTAAATTGGCACCATGCACGTTTAGCACTTAAAATATCTTGCATGTACCATTCAAAGAGCATATTTACACTCGATACGTTTTTCTTCATGATGTATTGTTTTGAAAAACCAGATACGAGTTTTCGTTTTAATGTATGACGATCCAATTCAATAACGATATTCATTAAGAAATGGAACCCGTCAACTAATTCTTCTAGCAACCCATCTTTTGGTGTTCCAAATCCCGTGCTCCACATTTTAAAGGCTCTTGTTTCGTTCCAGGCTTCACCGATTTCTACCAGTAGCGCACGGAATAACATATCTAATTTATCGTTACCCTTATATCCGATTCGCTTATCAAGTTCTCTCTGCATTTCGAACAGTTCTGTAATATCAAACGTTTGCTGCGTTTCTTCCGGAGTAATTACATGTAAATTTGAAGTATGTCTCATTGTGCATATGCCCCTTTACGATAATCTTTAATAATTTCACCTTTTTCATTGAAGTAAACAATTTCCCAATGTGGATTGAATCTGAACTTATGAGGATTATCATCTAACACAATGAATAAATCATTTTTACAATTCCCGACGATCGTCCCTTTTCTTCCCTGCGCTTCGACACGCATTCCGCGTTTTGCAAATGGAATTCTTCTAAAATTACACATCCTCCGGAATGGCTCTTCTTTTCCAAATAAGGTCGCTATATCAACTACACCTTTATATTCACAAGTGATAAATGGTTCAAACTGTTCAAATGGCATGTTGATAAAACCTTGCTTTTTAATTTGTTTGTAAAAATGATATTTCGCCATCTTTTCATTTTCTTTTACTACAATATGATTACAACGCCAGTGCGGGAAGACTGTTGAAATATGATATTTATATGTAGATTTCATCGTTCTCCCTCCTTACTAACCAATGAGACGTTTGACCATTCAAGTATTGGACTTTCAGCTATTCTTTCCTCCGGTTGCAATAAGAATCGTGCAGATTCATTACAATTTGTACATGTGACTTGGATTTCTTTTTCATTTGTTTGGACCATAACGCCCTGGATGCCATTCTCCTTTGTAGCAATAATAGGAAGTACTGCAGCATTCCCCATTTCTTGTTCCGCTCTATCTAACTCTGCTACTACATCCATTCCACAATTACATAAGATTTCAAATTTCATGATTCCATTCTCCTTTAACCGTTTTATGATCGTTATAACGAGTAAGACCGCCAATTCTAGAACGTCCAATTCCCACAACTGGCGGTCCTTTGTCCTATAACACTCTAAAGCTATTAACTTTCCAATCAATTTTTCTCTACGCAATATCTTGTTTCACCTTTTAAATTCCCAATATTCAAAAAATGTTAAATGCACTCTTTACCGGTTCAGCCTGCAGCATCTTCTGCACAAAATAGTAATTCCAAATCCTGTGGTTCTGCTTCATATTTTTCATCTGAATTGTTTACAAACACCGTTACGATTCCTGTATCTTTATCTTGATGACATACAGTTAAAACACTGCTACCATCATTACAAAAATCTCCCGAATGAAATTCATTATTTCTTCTTTTTTTCTTAGCGAAGACTCTGCGGCGCTCTTCCCAATACTGTTCATCTTCTGTTGCTAAGCGGCATTGATCTGCATATTCCCATCCTCTATCACCTGCATTAGTTACACTGTGATTTCCCCATACACCTAAAATTTTAATTCGACCGTTCTTTCTCTCAACTTCCATTGCTTTTACTGCTGCAAACATTGTGTAATCATTACATTCATACGCTACCCAGTCACCTAGTTCGAATGGTGTTTTGATAAACTGCGGTACTGGTACAATAACTGCTACAATTTTCATCTTTAACCCTCCAAATATTTGGTTACATATTGTGGTTTAAATCCGCTATCAAAATAGATTCGTAACGGCTGCGGTTCCTGCGATTCCCTCGCGGCTTTGCAAATCTCTTCTGCTTCGTCCCAAAAGAAACTTTTATCTTGTGCTCGTCTATACCGCCATAACGCTGTTACATAGTCGATATACATATCAAAGTGATTATCCTGCTTTACAGAGCGTGGCAGTTCATCTGCGCTCCATACATCACACGGAATAATCGCAAGCACATCTGCAAATCCTACGCGTCCTGGCAAGTGCTTCGCATGGGCATTTCTTATATCAAACGGCTGCGCCTGTTCCCTAGAATCTATAACTTTTTTGTTTGTTATTGCTGCAGTTGTATTTGTGAGATCATCCAGCAAGAATGTCAGTTGTTCCGTCATCGTGAACACCTTCTTCTAACTGCAGTGTGTATACAAGCCCTCTATCTAGTAACGCACCAATAACTGCATTCATCCATAAATGAGTGCCAATCTTTTTTTGTAAGTATTGTAGAATTGATACAATTTCACTTGTAGAAAGCGATACAAATTCACCTAACTTTTCTTGATTGAATTTCCCTCCACGTTTTTCAATTACAAAAGCTAGTTCTTTTTCCTCCGCGTATCTCTCCGCTTTTATTAAATCAAAGTCCCTTACTTTATCCATACCGTACTCTTTAATAAGCAGCTTTAACATATCTTGAATCACGTTAGTCTCAACCACTTTTAATTTTAGCTCCACTTCACCACGACAAGACTTGCAAAGCGTTTTCTCGCAGCCCTCAATGTACATATTTTTTACATCAGCAGTTGGGATTAATGCACTACAGATATCACACCATTCACTATTGTCGTACAAAAAATCATTCATTACTTTCAGCTCCCTGCTTTATAGTTTTTAATCAATCTATTTATCTTTATATTTTTATAAATGCACATATTTTTGGCCGCTAGTGCATTTATCATGTTATAATTGCAAATGTAAATTTATTTTTAAATCCAAATCTATATCTACCTTTAATTTTTTGAGTATCCATCAATATGATGGATCTTTTTTTATGCGTTTTTTCTTATTTTCTCTACTACTTTTGGATTACCGCCTAGCGATTCCAGGCGATTCGCTACTTCAAGAACATTTTTTTGTTCTTCGTTTCTAATGTATTTATCTTTTTTCTGTTTTTGCCTGTACAGTTCAATTAGTTCTTTTTCAACTGATGCAGCTTCTTCTTTTTGTTTATTGCTTAACTCTTTTAATTCCAATGCTGTTGTAACCTCACGATTGTTCATCGCTCTATTACTCTGTTGCTCTAGTATCTTTTGATTCTTCATGTATTCTCGTAACTGCTTCTCTAAAGCCCCAGCTCTTTGTATATGCTCTGGAAGTACCCTATCGGCTAATCCCATCTATTTCACCTCAATTCCAGCCACACCGTTTATAGGTGCAGCTGAAAGTTATATAAATTGCTATTACGCAATGATAAATACTTTTTTGCTTTCAATTTCTTTTTCTAGTTTTTCAACTAAGTACTTTTTGATGTTTTCAATTGCTTGTAATTTCCAAGCACCACCATCCGCTTCAAACAATGCACATTTTGGGCCGCTCTGCATTCTAAATACAAATGGACTTTCTGGTTGTTCAACTTCAACAAAAGTACGATAAGGCTTTAACATCACTGGATTTGGTACTACTGCATTTGCTCTTGAAGCACCTGTTTGTACTACTGCTGTTTGCGAAACACCATCATCTTTATATGTATTAATTGTTTCGTCTCTCACATTACCTACGACTTTTAACATGGCTTCGCAATCATCGTTCCTAACAAATGCAGACTGCAAGCTGATATTAAAGTTTTCCGGATCATGAAATCTCTCAAAAGAAAATTGCGGTGTAAGAGCTTTAGCTTCCATAAAGATACTACGGTTAAAATCATTATTAACTTTCGTGAAGCATGAAACATTTTTAGGATTCTCAACATGAATCATTAAAGGATGGTCTCCATCAAACTCTGATTTGATGTAATCTACTAAACCAGAAAGACTGTTGACTGTAATCCCTACTGCTGTTGGTTCCTTTACTGCATATAACGGTTGAGTAGAATATGGACGATCATTAACCTTTTCAATTCTTACTCCCGCTGTTTCTAATAAGTACTCCATTGCTTGTTTAATCATTTTTACATTTCCCCTTTACGATTTATTAGTTAGATTTTGTTTTACGGAAATCTACAACTCCATTTTCTGTTGGAGCTTCCTCTGTTTTTACCTTTTCACCTACATCGTTAGCAACATCCCCCTCAAGGTCGATGAAGTATTGACCTTTTATACCAGAAGCGAGTTCTTGCCCAACAACTTGTCCATGATGATCACGGCCCATAAGGATTCTTGAACCTACTTCTAAAGTTGGCGCTAACTTAGATTTCGCTTGCACCTGGCAATCCCAAACTTCACGTTTTTTATCGCCAGTAATTGAAAGAGTTAATGTAATTGTTCGTGGTTTCTTTGGATCTGTATTAGGATCTGCCATATTTTCTAAAACTCTTTCGAATTCCGCATCAAACCTTTCTGCAACTGCACCATCTGCGAAACTATTTAAATCTATTGCCATTTGTAAAACCTCCCTGAAGCATTTATTAGTTTTTTATACTAAACGTGGACGCCAAGCTTTTATGTAATCTATTACTTCATCGAAATCCTTCTGGCGTACATTGTGATAACTATTTACAGCAAACGAAGCATAAACGTCCCTCCAAATCGCAGAATATACTTTTCGTTTGGTATCATGTATATTTCTATTTACTGTTCCATCATCCCAAAGCTTAGAAACTCTACGATTAACAGTATTTCTTATCGCTATCTGTTGACTATAATCAACAGTCATTCGTTCGTTGAGATCTACTTTAATTTGCTGTACTTCTGTTTTAATTTGAGACAGGTCTTCTTCATGAGTAAGTGCTAATTTCATAGTTGCAATGAACTGCTCACGAGAAGAAGGAAGACTTGCTTGCTTTTGTTGAATATAATCTTCCATGCGATTAAACTCATGGATGAACATCTCTTTATACTCTGCGGCTTTTTCTCCTGTATATCCCATTACGAGGAACATAAGGCCATCCCGCTTAAGTAAATATTTCTTATTAAGTTTTCCACTTGTATCCCTATATTCACTCAAGCCAAAATTGGCTTGAGTGAACTCTTTACTGCATTGCAACGCTTCTATAGATCTAATAACCTTCCCATGCTCCTTTTTAAATACTTGAGCAACAGTTATGCTATCTGTTACAATTTCGTCTTTTTCCATAAATACTAAGTGACTAACCGGTTGTTGAATTATTTGTAACTGACTCATAATCCTTATGAGACCTCCTTCCTTTCTAGCAACCTATGTAATTCCTTGTTAGCTTGAAGATTTTTTTCATTCCATTCAGTACAACTCTTTAAGTCCCCGGCTGTTATCGCTTCTGCTAACTTATTCATACTCTCATTCATCTCAACAAGAATCTTAAATGCTGCTATTTTTGCTTCACCTGTAACATAATGCACACCTTGTCCTCCTCCAACACCCTAGTTAAGCTGTACTTAACTAGGGTGTTAAAAAAAATAAACACCATTTGTTAAGTTCTACTTATCATGAAGAAGTAATCGATTGGGACACCAAAAATTTCAGCAAAACAAATTAATGTTTCCCTGCTCGGAGCACACTTACCACTCTCTATTAAAGAAATGGCGGAACGTGTACAACCAACTTGCTTTCCTAAAACTTCTTGTGACATTTTCCTCTCCAACCTTAACCTTTTTAACTCTATAGGATTGAATTTCATTGCGTCACCTCACTTACATGAGTGATTGTAACACAAAGTTAAGTACAGGTAAACAAGTAAGTTTTAGTTTTTAAAATTCTAACTTTTCCGTCTATTTTTAATATAAATGTTGACTACTACTTAACAATTGTTTAATATAATAAGTGAGGGATATCAATTAACAGTTACGTAACTGTTAATTGTTCTAACAATTATATTTTGAAAATGAAAGGGCGAATGTTCGTGAATGGTAATAGGGTTAAAACGCTGAGAATGGAGAAAAAGCTAACTCAACAAGAGCTTGCTGATAAAATAGGTGTTAGTAAATCTGCATTATCTCAAATCGAAAACAATAAAACTACACCGTCTCGCGAAACAGTTTCTGCTCTATCTCGTATACTTGAAGTTACAACGGATTATCTATTAGGGCTATCTGAATATAGAGAACTTGATAAAGAAGAAGCCTCTGAAGTTAGAAAAGAGATGGATGAACTTACAAATAAATTAGAAAAACTAAGTGAAGAAAGACAAAAATTTCTTATAGATATGATGAAAGCTATTGTTGAAAAAGGTAGCCTCTAAAATTTGCGTGGAGATTGATAGTGTTAAGGACTATCAATCTCTTTTTTAAATTCGGTTATAGCCGTTACCACATTTTGATCTTCTGTTGTTCTTTCCAAAATTAAGATTTGTTCAAGTAACTGTTCTATTTCCACGACTACAACCTCCAAATTTTTTATCAGCTTGATAATTATACCATAAAAACCAAACGCACGTTCCCGTTTTTGTGATCATTATGTTTTATTTTTATATTTAAACATCTTTATTAACAAATTTTAGTTAGAAATATATGTTTAAAGTTGTAATATATAGATATAAAACTTTTTGGAGATGAGATTATGGGTTTTAAGTTTCGTAAAAGTATCAAAGTTGCGCCTGGCGTAAAAGTGAATGTTACTCACAAAGGCGTCGGAGTAAGTGCAGGGGTTAAAGGTGCTCGTATAAGCACTGGTCCTTCTGGATCACGAATAACTACTTCTTTACCTGGCACCGGTATCTCATATGAACAACGCATAGGTAAAAAGAACGGTTCCAAACAAGGAACGGGCACTCCTACTCAACATGCTGTATCTTCGTCCTCAGCATCAAATAAACAATTACAAACTAGGGTTAAATCATCCCCTCCTAAAAGAGAAGTTAAAACTTTCAAAGTTACTCCTATCCTTTTAAAAGATAGTAAAACAAACTCTATAGGTAGAAGACTAATGAAGCCACTTTCTATTATTACGGGAATATGTGCAGTGTTATTTTTACTAATGCTACTTATTGTTCCCGCTTCGATATTAGCTTTTATCTCTTGTTTATGCTACATAAATATTAAAACCCCAAACGTAGCAACATGTCCTAATTGCAACTGCGCTAATGTATTAATATCTAGAGAAAAAAAGATCACTTGCCGTAATTGCAAAAGTACTCTTCTTATACAAAAATAAAAGGCGCTCATATGAACGTCTTTTTTTATTTTCGTTTCGACAATATATGACAATATATAGATAAATAATTTGTTATTATGTCTAAGGATTTATTTACATTAGGAGGAATGAACAATTATGTTTAAAAGATTTGCAGTATTACTTATGGGTGCCCTATTATTATTCGGTTTAACTGCTTGTGACAGCGTTAAATCAATGACAAGTAATGTTACAGTTGGTAAGGTGATTGAAGAGTTCAAAGCTGCAGGATTAGAAGCCGAAAATCCTAGCGACCTACCAGAAAAAGAATTTGGAAATACTAGAAAAGAAGCAAAGCGCATTCTTGTACCAGCATTAGGTGAAGATAGTGGTGGTAGAGTATTTGAGTTTAAAAATAAAGAAGATCTTGAAAAAGCTAAGAAGTACTATGATGATTTAGGTAACGGTAATCAAATGTTATTCTCTCATACTTACGCAAAAGGTAATTTCCTAATTCAAATGAATGGTGATATGGAAGATGCTCAATTTAACAAATATAAAGAAGTTATGGACAAAGTAATTAAGTAAGTTAAGGAATCCGCTTTCAATTTTCAGAAAATGTGGTAAAATTATTATTGGACGCAAGTTCGTATTTGTATTATTAAAATTAAAGTGGTTTTCAAGTCAAAGAACGGCACTCATTTGAGTGTCTTTTCTTTTTTCTGATTATTTGTTATGATATGACTAGAGTATGACATCTAACTGAATTGCATAAAATAAAAGAAGAGATGCGCTAACATCTCTTCCAGTAACTGATACCGCAAGGTGGTCGGTTGCTAATAGTTATTTTCGTTTAGTACCGCCCTTACGCTTGCCGGCATTTGGGGCGGTATTTTTATTTCTTTTATTGCTAATCTTTTTTGCAAGCTCATTCGCATAAGCTGTTGCAAATACTGTAAGGAATACCTTAGCAGCGTCATACAATAAATTAAATAAAGAATCCATTCGGTCACCTCCCTTCTCTCTAAGATCAGAGAAAGGATAGCAACCTCCCGCCCTCACAATATACAGTTAAATCTAGTTTATCATATTAGGTATAACTACCACTAAAAAATCTTGTTTTTTCTATGTATTACTTCACAACAGACTCTTTTTTCTTTGATATATGATTTTTCACTGATTCCTTTACCTTTGGTAGATCTAACTTCTCATTTGGAATGATATCCATAATATTAGATTTAAATAGAAAATGTTGTTTCTCATCTGTTTCAACATAAATCATATATTGTTCTCTGCCCACTATTTTCCCCTTCAATGATTTTCCATTACTCAACACAAATGTACACGGAATATCATAGTGTTCTAAATACATTAAGATATTATCAAAAAAAACATGCATATATTACATCCCCCTTTTTGTTTTAGTATAACAAAAAAGACCATCAAACGACGGTCTTCTACCTTTTGTTTTTAGAAATTCACTTCTTAACAACGAAAACTACGAGTTAAATGGTTGGAATATAAAAGAGTTTGGAAATTAATCCAAACTCTTTTTAAATAATTACTCAAAGAATCTGTTTAGATAACCAGCATATGTAACTTTCCAAAAGCTGCCAGAATCTTCGACTTTTTGTATAGGTATTGATCCACCATATTTAGTGCCATTAGATTCTGCAGTCATAAAATAACTATCAGGAATACTTTTACCTTTTTCGATATAATTTATTTTTGTAGCATAATACCTGGCAGCAGAAAGGGTACTAATATTAGAAGCATTCACCTGAATGGACTCTTGAATTGGTGAAGAAGGCTGAGTAAATTCTGCTGCGCTAGCAGTACTAATAATCCCAAATGATAATGCTAATGTTGCAACACCTGCAGTAATTTTTTTAATCATGGTATATTATACCTCCTATAGTAGATTTAGTTACAATTACCATTATAATACAAGTTAACTTTTAAATATACACTTTTTTCTATTTATTCAGAATTTTTAATTTGAATTCCCTGCGATTTTATCTTTTATACAAGATTTTGTGCACACTGCTGACGATGACTATACTTAAAACACTTAGTAAATCGATACCAGAAATAAAATACAGACTATGGCCCCAAATTACACGTATCTGGGCTGAACCTCATATACAGTTATATATAATTTATCACACAAGTCATAAATACTAATTAAAAAATCTTGTTATTTTTTGACAACCATATTATTTTTTTAAATCTATGTATAACAAAAAAGACCATCAAACGACGGTCTTCTCTTTTACTCTTCTTTTTTTAACAAATCTCTGCTATCATAAAGAAGTAGATACATAAATTGCAAATGTAAATTTAAACTTTAAAAAATATATAAATTAAAAAATAAAAAAACCCCGACAGAATTTTCAAAGGTTCAGTGGTTTGGTCGCCTACATTAACCGATGAAAATTAGAACACGAGGTTTGTATTAACGTATTTAAATGTGTATCGCTACGTCTATGATAGCATATACTTTTAAAAATGTGAACTACAATCCTCTAATTTCTTGCACCCATTTTTTGGTCGGGGTAAAAAAATTGGAGGATTTTTTATGTTAGATTCAGTTATACAAATGAGAGGAACAGTTTACGAAAAAGGATTCGGTTTATTAGCACAGCATGTCATGAGAGATCGTTCATTACATAAGAATGCGAAATTAATATATGCTTACTTATGTAGTTACGCTTGGGGGAATACAAATGAAGAACGTACAGCATTTCCAAGTGTAGACATTCAATGTAAAGACTTAGGCATGAGCGAAGATACTTATTATAAATATCGTAAACAACTAATCACTAAAGGTTACATCAATATAGAAAAACAAAAAAATGAAAAAGGGCAATTCTCAAGAAACCTTTATTACATTGAATCTGTTGTAGTACCAAAAGAAAGTACAGAAGAACCATCCCCTGAAAAATCGGGTACGGATGAAAAATTAAAACCATCCCCTGAAAATCCGGGTACGGAAAAACCTAGCTCGGAAAAACCGAGTACGGAAAAATCGGGTACTAATAAGAAAAAAGATAAAAAAGATAAATTAATAAAAAAACAAAATAATAAAAAAGAACAAATAATTAATTCTTCTTCTTCTAATATAGATAATTTACTTAATATAGTAGAAGAATTAAATTTAGAAAATGAAGAGGAAGAAGTATACATCAATCAAATGTCTAATCTATTCTACAAATCTGTTATTGAAAGATTAAGAGACAGAAAGATATTTAAAAATAAACAACAATTTTTGGATGTATTAAAAACATTACAAGAAAAAAATGTACGTATTGGTACCATGAAACAAGTAGACAAGTCTATTGATGAATTTCTAAAAACAGTTGAGGAACGTAGTCAAACATCAAATCCGGTTCAGAAACCTACTATTTTTTATGCTGGTCGTCTTGCTATGGTTATAGAAAGAGAAAACACTGTAGAAACAGCTAAAGCATTTATACGTAAAAATAAAGATGAATTTAAAGGAGAAATCTTATTCTTTAATTGGTTAGATCAATAAAACAATTATCGGAGGAATATTTATGAGAAAAGTAGATGTAGTAGTATCCTTAATCGAACTAGAAAAAAGAATCTTTAAAGCTTTAAATCCGCTTGAAGAAGCAGGATTAGATTCCATTTTCGAGTTGTTTTCTATGCTAGATTTTGAAGATGCAACAAACGTTTTACTTGAAAATGCGTTTAAAGATTTTTATTTCGAGAATATACAACATTTTCGATTTGGAACTGAAAGTAAAGAAGAATTTACAAACCGTCTTTTAAAAATTAAACCTAATCTTTCTTGGATTATATCACCAGATGAAACATTAAAAGTTATTTCTGTTTTATTGGATATAGAGAAAGAAAGACAAGAAACCTATATAACTTTTGCTAACTTAGGTGTGGAATTTGATATTCCAGAAGCGATGGATTCTTTGGAGAAATTTATTAATCAATTAATCGGAGAAAACGCAGGAGATATTGTTTATTTCTATACTGATGGTGACATGTCTAAAAAAGAGGTTTTAAATTTTATCTCTGATAAGTGGAAACAGGAAAGTAAATAAAGAAGTTTTAAAGACAGATTCGACAATAGAAAAATTGAACTAGCTGAACAAACAGAAAGGAATTTACACATGTCATTTAGCACTGAAATTATTAATCAAAGTACACATAATATAGTGAGTCAGCTTGCAATATTATTTGTTCCACCACTAATTTTCATAATTCTATTAGCATTAATAGTATGTAGATATTTTTATGGATATTTTACAAAACAACTATTTGGCCCTGCCGCTGCATGTATAGTTGTATTTTGGATATGGCTTTATACATCTAAAATAATGTAATGAAAATTGCGATTATTAATTCTAATAATTTATAAATTCGTTAGAAATTGCACAAAATAGAAATATAGTACACTTTGTGGTAAGGATTACCATGGTTATAGTATAATAACTATACTTAGTTAGGAAAGGAGGTATAGCTGTGAACGCCAATGACTTAATGGCTCTAGTTAAGTTTTTCATTGGGTTGTTACCAGCTGGGTCTATTACTACAGTTGTAAGTGCATTAATTGCTGTAGCTGCAGTTGTTTTTGGTCTATGTTATTCATACCATTATATTAAATCTATGGCTTTGGATAACGAGAAAAAAAGACTGGAAAACCAACTCTTGGAACAAAAGTTGATCCAGTCAGCTAACAACACTGCTGGGACAAACGCTCCAACGAATGGCCCAGATACAACTCATTAAAAACTTAACAAGAGTATAAACGAAAAGTAACATTCTATTCAACCAATGAGGATAGTTGACGCTATCTTCATTGGAAATGTTACTTAATAGTCATTATAACACGTTCACATACACATTATGCATAGTTGGAAGAAATTGCTCATTGTGTGGAGTTTAATCTTACTGATCACATTCTTGTGCTACCAATTGTCTAAATCTATCCTAACAAGTACAATGCTGTTGGTTAGTGGGGCAGCCGTCAGTGTCATTTTATTAACCCACATAGGAACAAAATTAATGAAACAAACCTGAAGGAGGAAAAAACATGGAAAGAAAAAGGAATAATAGGGCCATACCCATATGTAACATATCTTTTGTTTTAAGGAATTGAACATAAAAATATAACTTTTTGAATAATAATAGGACAAGCTGTTACAACAGCTACATCTTAAGAGGGAATTTTTGGAGCTGAGAAAAAACACATCAGCTAGGGCAGAAAACTTGGAAAATGAATAATTTTACAAGTTTACAAAGTGTTTTTAGGACAACAAATATAAATAGATAGTTTATAATTTTGGTTAATATAGTAAAAAGGGTGTTTTTTAGACAAAGAAAGGGAAGGTCGTGCTTACGATCTTCCCTTTTTAGTATGACATAAACTTTTTTACACCTTTGTTCCCTTCTACTATAACGATGTTATAACACTAAAGAATATAATTGAAATGAAATCATACCCTGATATAACGTTAGAACAGGTGCGTAACGCAATAATGGCAAAAATTAAAGAGGAAAGTATAACAGAGGCTGATACGGTTGTTATAACGGAAAATGAACAATATGACACACAATTTATCAAAAGTTTAATATTTCCTTTCTATGAACGATTATTTTGATGTGTATCTGGAAAGTACTGTATAGTAATATATAGACTTTTATACATAGAAAGGGAGTTTAGACTATTGAAGACGATAACGACTGTTTCAACTAAAGACGAACTAGAACTTGCGATAAATAATAAGGCTGCTACAATACTCTGCACAGGCGATATTGCCGAAAAAGTAAATAGATCTTATAAGATGAAAACTGTATCTAAATTTGTTCTACCAGTTTTAGCTGCTTCTATTGTAGGTATACCTTTTACAAGTGGCTTAAGTGCAGCTTCGGCAGTTACAATCGCCGGTTTATCTGGATTAGAACTTGCTGCAGTTATGGCAATTGTCTTTTTGGGCTATTCACTTGTTGAACAAATAATCAATAAATACGATAAAATATATGTTAATACAGACCTACCAAATGGAAAAGTTGAAGTTGAACTTAAAAGAAAAAAATAATAGAACAAGATATGTTTTATGTTCCTATCATTGAGTAAGAAAAAACGACTTATGTATTAATGCATAAGTCGTTTTTTGGATTTATGGATATAAATTACTTGGAGTCTTTTGTTTCAAACAAAGTTGCTATTTCATCATCGATAGAATCTTTCCCATACTCAATTTTATTAAATAAGTCATTGAGCATTTTTCTTAAAGATTGAATATTATGAGCTAAACTACCATCCATATTTGCATGTGATAGCTCTAGAATTCTTCCGTTTTCCAATTGTCTCAATTTATTGTTAATCTCTAAAACTTCTGTGGAATATGCATGCTTAACATCAATTAATTTTTCTTTTTTCATTTTGTATCACCCTTCTAATTCTATCTATGATTTTTTTAAATTCCCATCTTAAAATTTCACGTACTGTAAGTTTAACTACAAACTAAGTAATAGCATTTAGGGAATACTGTAACATTTCGACGAAGACAAGGGTTTCCCCTCCGCCATAACGAATGTTATAACACGAGGTGATGATGCTATGACAGATAAAACAGGCAGCTCTCAAGCCGTGTATATTAGCAAAGACGTAGCGACGATGCTTAAAATCCAGGAATCTACTTTGCGTAAGTACTGTATCATGTTAGAGGAACAAGGTTATCACTTTCACAAAAATGAGCATGGGCACCGTGGATTTATGGATAACGATGTTATAACACTAAGGAAGTTAATCGAGATTAAATCACACCCTGATATGACGTTAAAACAGGCTTGTAACGCAATAATGACATGGGTTAAAGAAAAAGATATGTCAGAGGTTGATACGGATGTTATAACGAAAACTGAGCAACATGACGAGCGATATAACGAGTTAAAAGAAATGATTCAGCAGCAAAATGAATTGCTAAAGCAAATGGCCAAGAAAATGGATGAACAACAACGGTATATTGATGAGAGACTAGAAAGACGAGATCAGCAGCTTATGAGTGCTATACGTGAGATACAGGAAGAGAAACGAGTGTTATTAGAAACTGCAGCGACAAATAAGAAACCTTGGTGGAGATTTTGGTAGAATTATATATGATGATTCTATCTATATGTAAGGGAATGAAAAAATAATGAATTGTTGTGTGGAATGTTTTGAAGATATTAATGTAATAAAACTAATAGAAAGTAAACAAATTTCAAGTGAAAAGTGTGATTACTGTGATTCAGAAAATGTTTTAGTGGCAGATATAAGCGATTTATCGGATATGTTTAATAGGTTGTTCAATTACTATAATGAAACAACACCATTCGAATACTATCACCCTATGGAAAAAGATGCTTTTGATGTAGGGGATAGTTTGTGGAATTTGGTGCAAGGGGATTGGGGAATATTCAGTGATATAACAAAAGAAGAACTGTTATATGACATTGTGAACGATAATAGGGATTTGGAGATTGACGAATATGTTTCTAATACAACTTATTTTTCAAAGGTAAGAGACTCAATTATAAATGATAGTGCATCAAGCATGTGGGAACTATTATCAAAACACCTAAAGTACGGAAATAGGTATTTTCCTGAGAAAGTCATAGATTTCTATTATTCACATGATGATTTACTTAGAGAATTAGAGAGAATCTTCAAAAATATTATAACTAAGGTAGATAATGGAGATGAGTTTTATAGAGCAAGAATCGGGAAATTTAAAGATGATAAGGACTTGACTGCTCCACCGGAAGATAAAATTCTAAAAAGTGGTAGGGCAAACCCTGTTGGGATAAGGGTTCTTTACAGTGCAATAGATATCGAAACGGCGATAGCAGAAGTGCGTCCGTGGAAATCAGCTACTGTAACTATTGCTTCAGTAAATCCTACTCAATCCCTGAAGTTAGTGGATCTATCTAAAGTATCAGAGCTTAGAAAAAAAGTTACACAATCTTTCTTTTCTGTTACTAATATGCGAGAAGAGTTAGATACGATTGATCTACTTTCATGTTTAGATGAGGTGCTATCCAAACCAGTATTTCCGGATGTTTCAGAACTTGAATATATACCTTCACAGTATTTAACAGAATTTATTAAATACCTTGATTATGATGGGGTTATTTTTAAGAGTTCGCTAGGGCCTGGAGAGAATTACGTTTTCTTCAATTGGGAAAAATTCCAACCTTTAAGAGATAAATTAGAAATAAGTATAATAAAACATTTTAAAATTAATGGTTTGAAGTATGACTTTTCTACTAAATAATAGGCTAATATATTGGAAGTCTGCGGTATTGGACAATATATATTAATGGAGATCCTTGTGAAGGATCTCTTTTTTTGTGATTAAGTTAAATTTGCGTTTGTTTTGAGTTTAAATAAACTTTTATTTTAGTTTAACATTGATTGACTTCAGAAAAAAATGGTATTAAAATAGAATTAGACTTAAATTAAACTTAAATATAACTCGAGGAGAGATTAAAATGGACTTATTGGAAATCAAAACGTATTCAATCGACTTAGGAAATGGATATACAAAGAGAATTGTTAATGGTGAATGTATTGTAGAACCTTCTGTAATTGCGGATGTGGAGAGTTATTTCAGTGATGATGTAGATGTTACAACGCTTCAATTAAGCGAAGGAGAAGCTTATTTCACTGGTGACGACGTTGGGATTCTTGGTTTAAAGCCAATCTCTGCTCTTGGTGAACATGATATGGATCGTTACGAAACTCCTGAATTTAAAAAGATGATTTTTGGATTCTTAGCAAAAGACTTTAAACAAGATGTTACGATTGAACGTTTAGTAACAGGGCTTCCAGTGCAACACTTTAAAACAAAAGGTAAAATTGTTGAAGAACTATTAAAAGGACGTACAGTTATTAAAGTTAACGATAACGATATTATTGTCGACATTAAAAACGTTTCAATTATCCCTCAACCAATTGGTACATACTTACATCTAGTAGCTAAAAAATCAGTTACTCCAAATAAAGATTTAACTTTAATAGTTGATTGCGGGCATGGAACACTTGATGTAACTGAACTAAAAGGAAAAACAATTGTAAAACGTGCTGGTAATAATGAAGGAGCAAAAGAAGCTTATATCAATATTTACAATACATTAGTTGAAGAATACGGTTCATTAAAAGACCTAACTATTTCTAATATCCAAAACATTTTATTAGACGGATTACTTGTAAGTGGTAGCCGTATTAATGTTAGAGCTAAAGCAGAAGTGCAAAAGATTCTTAAAAAGCATTTCAATAGTATCTTCACATTCTTACAAGATAACAAATTTGATTTAAGATCATATGACAAAGTTGTATTTACAGGTGGAATTGTACACTTATATCACGATTATTTCGGAGAACGTGCAGAAGCGAACTTCTTAGTTGTTGAAGATGGACAAACTGCAAACGCACGTGGGTACCACGAATACGGAAAGGCGATGACTGCAAAGTGAAAGAACGATTACAAGTCTATTATGACCCAGATGTAGATGTTCAAGTTAGCGCGTTAGTAGAACATTTTGATGAAATCGGAAAGGGTAGACGCGGATATACAACTGATAAACTTAAAGAATGTTTAAAAGTATATCAGGTTTTAGCAGAACGTTGCGGCACTTCTGAGCCAATGGATGTTTTACTGCATTATATTGATGGAAATGAATCTCGTATCCCACGCGTAGAAAATCGTGGTTTGGGAGCAGTTCAAGGGCTACCAAGGGAAGAAAATCGTGGTTTAGGAAAAGATAAAGCAGAAAAAAATAAAGTATCTGAAGATGTTAATGAAGGTGTTGCTGATTTACTTGGCGATGGTGAATTTGAATTTAATGAGTAATTACAACTGAATATAAAAAGAGAACGCTCTTCCCAGCTTGGCGGCAACGAAAGAGCGTTCTCTACACTTTGAAAATCTGAAAGGATGATTTAACAATGTCAAATACCCTTTACAAATTAACTACTAGTGAGCCTATTTTACCACAAACACGTAGCAAAAAGGAACTGTTCGGAACAATCCGCTCATTCTTTGCGAAAAAGTACCAGGGATTAAATGAATGGTTTGGTATTGAAGAATGTAAATCAGACCGTATTTGGTACTATGGAACACTTTCTCTTATGTTTTTTCTTCCTGCTGCTACTTATGTTATTTCTAAATTAATATGGTTTTAAATAGATATATGCTATAATCATTTTCGGGTATATTGTGTCGTCACTTTGATAGTGAGGGCACTTTTTTTACACTTCCAAAAGAACATACGTTCGTTTATAATGGAGTTAAAAAAACAAAAGTGAGGTATTACATCATGGAATACAACGGCTTTCCTACAGTACGTGGAAGAGGTATGGTGAAATGGAACCCGTTTGCTTCGATGCCGGAGCAATACGAGGAAATACATAGAATATTTGAGGAACAATATAAAGTACCTAAACCTTTTTTAACACAAGATACTATGGAACGAATAGAAAGAGCGTTAATGCAATCTCTTCACGAAACAAAAGAAATATTTATTTCATACTATCGTGATGGATTTATCCATGATGAATACATTACTGTTATAGATATTGATAAGCAAAGCAAAACGGTACATTACACGGATGCTTTTGGTTTAAATACACGATTGAATTTTGAAGAATTCGTTGATATAAAATAAATAGGTAATTGTTATGTTTTTTGTATAAATTCACAAACCCGAAATTTGTTAGAGTAAATTTGTCATGCCGACCTTACAAATTTAAAGTATCAAGAACCCTTGCGATACAAGGTATCTTTGTGTAGGTAACGTATAAGTTTTCATCCAAACTTCAGCGTACAAGTTTAACTATCCATATCTCATCTAATTCATATCTTGATTTTTGTTAGTTCGTCCTAACAAAAATCTATAAAAAAAGTAACCCTTCGATCTAGGGTTACTTTCTCATTTGCTCTTTACTTTTTAAAATATCCTCTTTGAAATACAATCGGTCTCGTGACATCTCTTTAATTGGTTTCACTTTTTCCTTCTGAACCATTACATTTAAGTTTTGGCGTGAACAACCTAAAATGTCTAATGCTTCCGAAGTATTTACGATTTCATCTTGAATAAAACGAATTAAGTCGTCTTTGGTTTCGAATTTATACATTCTTTTTCTCCTGCTTTTCCTTGATATAGGTAGTGACTAAATTGAACACCATCATTACAAAGGCAATTATACATAGTACGATGTAGATGTAATCTAATGTTTGTAAATCAGTGTAATCAATTTGGTACAAAATGTACCCTAGAATTACAATAATTGGTATGTTGTTAAAAATGACTTTTTTCATAAAGTATAGTGTCATGTGATATAATCTTAGGTACAAGAGAGGTTTCCCTCTCTTGCGGTGTCTTACTCAGAGTCGTTTTCTTGGCGGGAGCGACTCTTTTGTTTTTCTTCCTTTATTTTGTAGTATGTATCTACGCTGTTTTTAACACCGGAAGAAAATTGAGCAAATATTGTTGCGAATGCTGTTAGCATCCCTAAGATTATCATCCAATCCACTTTGTTCACCTCCTTTTCTTTATACTCTTATTATAACATTTTATTTGACTCACGTCAAATAAAAATAGGCTAAATTATAGAAAAATATCCATTTTTTACGTAAAAATACACAAAAAAAGGGTATACCCAAGTTTGGGCATACCCTTTTCTCTACTTCACATACACATAGGCTTCATTTGCAGTTACATAGTATGTTGTACCTTTGCTATTGTGTACTTTATATTGCGCGGATCCATTCACTGATACTTTAGCATCAATAGTAAATCCAAGACCCTCATCTACAGTTCCGGCTACATCTTTATCGTTCCAGGAAGCAGCATCATAGAAGCGAAGGTTGTCCACTTTAGAAACAACGCGTTTTCCTACAACTGAACTTGCAGCAGAGGTTTGTTCTCCTTGATATTTAATGTAAGATGGGTTGTTATAAATCCATTGATTACCACCAAGGTTTAGCCAATCCCCTTGTTTTCCCCATACTTGATATAATTCATCTTTACTTAATTGACGGATAACACCGTAATTTGTTGATGGTCCACTTCTAAGGTTTACATTATACCCATTGATATAAGCGACGCCTGTTGTCCATGTAACGTTTTGAGAAGGTTCTTGTGGTTTTGGTTTAACTGTAACCGTCGCGCCCTCATACGCCTTTTGTACGTCTGCTCTGAATTGTGATTCTGATACACCATGACTGCGAAGATAATCAAGCGGATCCTCGTGGTCGGTTCCACCTAATTTATAAGTAATATCTTTATGTGTCCATAATCCTTTACTTGGATGAATTCCTCTATCTTTTAAAATCTTAGCTAATAGTTTTACATAACGTTCATAAGAAGATTTAAATTTAGCTGGATTACTAGTTTCTGAAAGCTCTACGTGAACAAATCGTTTGTTAGCAGCTGGTCCAGCGCCATAAGCGATATATTTTGTATCGGCAATTTGGATTGTTTCATCCCAATCTACTGCATAATGAACAAAAGCAGAACGCCATGTACGAGATTCGTAACGTTGAATGTTGATTGCTGGTGCTTCTGGTGTTGCTGTACTATGTGCTACAACGCCCTCATACGCGCCTACACCGTTGCGATAAGCTTGTTTTGGTAAGTCTTTAATAATTAGTACTCTATCAGCAAAGGAAGCCGTTGCGAACGAAAATAAGAGCAATAGAGTCATAAATAACGAACTAAATAGTTTCAATGGTTTTTTCATTGTGTATTTTCCCCTTTTAGACCAAACAAAAAGAGCACCGTCTTTTGACAATGCTCTCCTTATGTAAGGCGTATAGTTTTATTTGTTTTTCTGTTTTTCTTTTCTGGCATCAGATCTTTGAATCTTTGCTTGAATTTCGGATGCTACACTTTCTAATAACCATGCAGGAATCCATCTTTCCCAGCCGATTCTTGCACAGTTTGCAGCGAAACTATTAAAAATGTGATAACTCAATCCACCAACTACCATGAAGAAAAAGAAGTCAGGTAGTTTAAGAGCGATATCAAATAAATGTGCAAGAGCCGGTAATGATAAAAGCACCACGGTTCTCGTGATGCCCTCAATTCCGTATTGGCTGCTGTATGTTCCATCTAGCTTTGAAGCTTTACTACCAGTAATCCAGTCCAACATGATAATCCAGCAGTAGATTCCAATCCAAATTACATTCGCCTTACCATATAGCAAATTAATTAATGTCCCTAGTCCTCCGCTTATAATACCACCCACTTTAAATTGAGTACTTGTAATTACATCAGATATATTCAATGCCTTGATGAGTTCTTGAATTCTTTCCAAGTTCTCACCTCCTTTCAAATTTTGGCCAAAATAAAAAAGCCTGCTGCTGCACGCTTGGATTCTCTTGTTTACGTATTTAATTTTTTCCATGAATGTTCTAATGGCTCTTGTCTTGGCCGTTTCATGTCATGATTTTGTTGATTATTAGGTATTTCTATTTTAGGTAAAAATGCTCCCTTCCGTGTATGTGCGTTCCTATTGGCTACAGTTAGATAATTACGTAATATCATTCCTTTAAAAGTAGCCATAATCAAGAAACCCTTATTACAATATCTGATGGTAATGAATAGGTGTTGATCGCATTACTGACACAGGATAAATATCTATATTTTTGTATCCCTTCATCGGTTGGAATTTCAATGAAGTCTCCTTGCGATAAATTCGTTGTTCCGCTTAAATAAAATATTCCATCTAATCGTCCTCGGACACCTTCATCTTTAGTCTCTACAAAAATAGGAGACAAAATATATGATTTATCAATTGTCGGGTTCTTCAAAGGCGTAAAATAACTTGTGGTGGATCTATATGGTTTAGTTGAAGAAGGGAATGATTCAGGACCCGCAAACATCCAACCTTGATTTTGCTGCGCCGCAGAATTAGTAGTTACTCCAGAGAAAGCTGTTGATGCTGTATATATTGCTTTTGTAAATGGTTCATGTGATTCTTTTAAATACAGGTCATCCGGAACACCTATATATGAAACAACGTTGTAACCAGATAGATATTCTGGTGCTATTGTAGCAACAATGACACGTTCTTTATCCGCAAAAACGTATAATTCAAAAATTGCATCTTTATCATAAGTTGGTCCTTTTCCCTTTGTAAAACCGGTGTTATATCTTCTACCAAAAAACCAGCCTAAAGGATTGGAGTCAGTTATATTTATCCGTCTACTTGTGTTTTCGTCGTATCCTTCAGAAAAACGAAAGAATGGATCTGCGTAGTCTGATTTTCTAATATCATAACTAGAGTTTGTTGACGGGGAAGATTCAGAATTTCTTCCATCAAACGGGATAAGTTCAATGAATATATTTTTCTTATTATCATTACCATCTGAATACATAACGAAAAAGTTATTTTCAGAAGAGTCTCCTTTATTTTTTTGTACCCATCCCACTCGAAGCATCTCATCAATAACTGTTTGGAAGATGTCTTTTCTTGCAACTTTAAATTGATTGAAAATTTTATTTGTCATTTTACATCTTCCTCCTTAATTTAAACGTATTGCTTTCAAAGAAATATTAAAAGTAGAGGTTGTTGCGCCCCGATTTTCTATATAAAGATGTACCTTGTTTGTATGATCTTTATCCTCACAAGGGATATTTAAAATATCATACGTTCTTTTTTCTGGTAAGCTTTTATAAATTTGATTCCCGTTCTCCTTTTGGTCGTACATAAATAGCATTGCTTCAACGTTTGAATCATTTGTAACTTGAATTGTACGAATATCGTATTTGTTACAACCTACATCCAATGGAGCATATAGAACTTTTCCAGGTTCAATTGCAATTTGTACATTCCTCTCAATAAGGATTGATGGTGTAATCTCTTCGGATGTATATCTATATAATTTCATTACAGTTCCCATATGGTATTCACCTCAATTATGTTTTAGATGAATATTAAAATAAATTGGTTCGGATGTTAGGAAATTTGTATCCTTCACAACTTTCACCCAAAAATCACGTGTATCTTGTGCAGCAACTGAATCAATCTGTATTTCATTCGAATAGTTAGTACCATCTAATGAAATAAGTGCCCAGGTATAACCGACTTTCTCCATGTACTGCTCTATTGATAATTTTATATCTGTAGCGGCACCAATGTTACCATTTACGATAGTCATTTTTACAATCCGCTCATTATTCAACATGTAACCTAAATTCGTTGGATCCGTTGTATTTAATTCTTCGCTATTCATTTTGATTTGTAGGGATGAACCCATACAATACATATCTCCACCATAGAAGGTAGCTTGTTTATTTGCTAGTAGTTCGTTATCCTCGTCATATATTTCTATGATTCCCTCAAACTCTAAGGAAGGAAGTAGAATATCAATACCTGTATGAGCTGCAGCTACGATGTTAGTAGAAAGGATATTATTTGCAGTATCTTTTAATACAACTTTATAATTTTCATATAGTTGGCGCAGACGTAACATGTTGCTTGTTGTCATAATAATTTTATTGATGTCTAGCGGTACAAATCCCTCTGCAGTTCCTCTTTTTAGAACAACACCAATTCTTTTTGCTGCTAATGAATCGTTATCGGCATAATCAAAAAATGTATCTGTCTTTGTGTAAAAGTCCCATTGATCTTCCTTACATATTGCCATCCACTCTTTATTGCTTTGTGAACTATTAGCAGAATAGGATTCAAGAAACTCCACTTTATTCTTTTCGTTTTGATAGATTAGTAAGCCACCTTCATCTCCTTCCTTTGTAGGAGCATAATCCGCAATAACTTGTATTGCAAAGTTACTTTGTGGTTTATCGATTAAAAGCATAACGTCTTTATCTGCAGAATGATTTATACGTAAGAATCCTTTTTTAACAGCATTGTTAAATGCATTTGATGGTGACATTAGCCATTTTGGATTTACGGATTCAAAATCATCTACAAAGATTTTTCCGCTTTCTTTTTCGTATAGCGATACTTGTTTTTTTTGAGCATTAAAGGGAATTAACTCTCCGGACAGAATATCGATTGCATCAAAATTTATGTTAAGGCCAGATAAACTCACTGTATGAACACCATCAGCTAAATCGAATTTTTCGTATAATAACGTTTGCTGTTGTACAGTAGTACCTTTATAATTGATGTTTTCGCTAGGTAAATCATCAATTGAAATTTGACCTGTATCATATGTAGGAGATAACCAGCCTATAATCCGTAAACCTTTCCCATGAAATTGAAATTGTACAGTTGCCAACTTGTTACTATACGGACAGTAGTGTGCGGAACCACCGTAGTTTTCTGGGTTTGTAGTCACGCCCCATGCTCCGGAATATCGGAAATTACTATCCGTATCATCAAATCGTTTCCATCCAAGTTCAGGTTTTTTGAGAACATCACCGACTTTAATAGGAGCGACAAGCCCACCTGGTTCTCCAAAATCCAGAGCATCCAGAGTAGTAATCCCATTTCCATATAAAACAACATTATGAGTTGTATATTGTAAATCGTTCTTCTCGTATAGGAGAACGGCATCATTCCCTGATGTATTTGGAGTATACGAACCGCATTCTTTACCATCTATTTCAACATTTACAGTACCCTTCCAAGAACTATAGGTGCAGCCTATTATACGAATCTTACTACCTACAAATGAAAATCGTACTTTTGATTCACCAGTACTAAAATGATATGTTCCATTGGAAGCTGTAGACAATTGACTTGCAGTCCAAGTCCCCTCATATGTGATTAGCTTATCGTTATCATCATAACGATTCCACCCCGTTTCTGGTTTTAGGAGCACTTGTCCTATATACGCCATACCATCACCTTCTCTTTATCTTGTTTTCTTCCAATTTGAATTTGTCCACCAAGATTGACGACTATGCCGCAGCCATAACCTAGGATCATCATTTTCTTTTTCGATAACTATTAATTCATCTGGTTTTTCTGTATCTAGTACTCTCTCCATTTTGAATAGCTCATTATCTTCTAGAACTGATTCTTTTTCTGGTGTACGTTCAAACCGTTCATATTTCTCTGTAACGCTTTCTAATTCATGTTCCCTATAAAATGTATCTGCTTCATTAGTTGCAGCTTCTATGCTAGTCTGTCGATCTAATAATTCATGTTCACTAACGATTGCATATCGTTCAGATTCCCTTGCTGCATCTACAGTTTCAATTACATTTGTATCTGTTGTTATAACTTCCTTATCAGCTGGTGTTATGTCAGAGATAATTCCGCCTTCAAATTCACGTATAAAGTTAAAGGACTCTTGCTCTGTCATAAGAGCTTGTTGTGTATTTTGTTTATAAGAAGTCACTTCTTGAATTACTGCAGTTGTATGTTCTTTCATTACTTTTTTTGATTCAATTGTTTGGTCCATTTGCATTTGTATTATTTGTAATGTTTTAGAAGTATCTTCGAAAAGTGTAATTCGTGTTTCTAGTTCTTTTCGGATACGTCCAAACAAATCAAATTCTGGAAGATATACAGGAATCCCCATACCTTCAAATAAATCGAATTCTTTTATGGAAGTTTGTAATTCTTTTATTGTTTTATTAACTACAGTATTATGATTTACATCGGTAATCATTTCTCGTGCTTTTAATACAGATGAAGAGCTTTCAGATATATGTAGAATTGCTCCTTCATTTTCTTTATCTGCGCGCTCTAATTTAATTACATCCACTTGTATTTCTTTTAATAAACGCTGTGCATTGTCAGCATTTGTAATGTGGGCAGTTAATCCTTTTAATCGTTCAAATTCTTCTTGAGTGCTTTCTGTTGTTTCAAATGTATTTTGTATTTTTAACGCATTGGTACTTACGGCTATATCTTCAACCGATAAAACAAGGGAAGAAATTTCGCTTTCTTGTGAATTTGTAACTTCTGCTGTATATACATTTTCTTTCTTTGCAGATACCTGTGTATCATGATGAATTAACTCAAGTTCTTTTACGACTAGTTCAGAATTATGAATTTGTACGATATCAGCATACTTATCATTTATTCTTTCGAATGTACAAGGTTCGATACTTTCTGAAGTAAATACATCCACATGTTTATTTGAACCCTCTAACATAATAGAAACTGCATTAAGTTCCTTCATCCGAATTGAAAAGTCAAAATCTATATTAGTAGCATCTATAACAGATTCCTTTTCTGCAGTAGTTAAATCTTTGCCTGGGAAGAGATCTGTATTTACTATTATTGTCTTACGTTCAAATTCATGCTGTATCTCAATGTTCATTGCTAATTCTCTTTGAATCCTAGCGAACAAGTCGTAATCTGGAAGATAAACAGGCGTTCCCATTCCCTCGAATAAATCGAATTCTTCTAAAGAAGCTTGTAATTCATGTTCTGTTGTAAATGTTCCATAATCATCAAGAAAACGAGTTTCTAGTTCTTTTCGTTTTATTCCTCCAACAATTTCTGTGTTAATTGATGCATCGATAGTCAGGGGAACGATATTTGATAAAGTACTCTCGTTATATTCTCCTTGTATTTCCCTAGTTACAATTGAACTTACATCCTCATAAAATTCTTCACCATATAGCACACGAGCGACTTTTACCCATTCTGGTAATTCATCGACACCAGCCGCTGTGAACTCACGTAATGCATTTTTTAATATATCCTGCTCTATGATTTGAGCTGCTTCGTATTCTCTGGTTATAAGTTGTGTTTCATGTGTGCGATGCACAACTGCGGTTCTTTCATTTGGTCTTTCGCTCTCTACCCCTTCGATATGGTCTATATCGAAAATTCGTTCATGTTGTATGGATTCATCCGCAGAAATAAGTTGCATTGGAATACTATCAATACGTTGAGACTGCTGCGTTTTTAAATTGGCCACATCAATAATTCGATTTAATTTAAAAGCAATTGTGTTAGAAACCGAAGCATCAATTTCATTTTGTCTAATAGCCTCCTCAAGGGCACTAGATAAGACTCCCTTAGCTCGTACTTTCGTCGCAGTTACTATTGCATTATCTTCTCTAACCGCTTTATGCCTTGCGTAAGGAGCGATACAAATCGGATACTTGACATCATTCTTATTTTCTGTGTTTGCCGGAGTAATAGAAAAACAATAGGTTCTCTCATTTCTATGGGGGCCAGGACCAATTGTGACAACATGACTTTTTTCTTTGGTACATATAGAAGGGGAAGCAATAGAATAAACTTTTTCACTCATTCTTCTGCTACCCCCTTATTTTTAGATATCTTCTTTGTAGATCGCTAAGCCAATTGGATTGAAAGGTGTTGCTTTTGCTTGCGTCATAGGCGAAACGGGTGTTGTTGGTAATGTATAGCGGTATAATTGTGCCATTTCATAATAAGCTATAATTTCAGCATCATTTACCGGCGGCTCATTAAATGTAACGGTTTTATCATTAGGATTGTACACATATTCGTCCTTTGGTACCTCTATACAAGATCGTAATATCTTCAAGGTATCGCCTTTAGGTTTGTGTTCTAAGTGAAACACCTTACGCACCCCGTTACCTTTTCCTAAAACTTCATTAGAAACTGTTTTTTCAATTTCTAATTCATCAGCTTGCTGGATGTTTTTCGGATGGACTGCATAGACATCATCTAATTTCCCTACATACCCATCATTAGGATGAACAATGTACACTTGAGATAAATGGTATTTACCACTATACACAGATGGATTAAAGCGTCCCTGCCCGTTATCAACATCCATATTATGAGTAATGAAAGAAAGGTAATGGTGTTGATACATGGAACCTGTATAAGATTGTGCTAATTGTACCGTTTCATTACCGTTACTTGTATTTTCCCCATAATCTATCGTTGAATTTCCGACCTTTTTATTTGCCGAATATACAAATTGGTCACCTGCACGGCAACCTGCTGCGATTATCATATTTCTTCGCGGAGCATTATCAAATGTATACATCCGTCCGATATAAACAGGTACGAATAAAGCACGAACAGGAGCAGGTGTTGGATCTACACGCATAAACATGGCTATACGGTCTCTATTGGCATTTCCATACATATAAACAACAGAATCCCGTTTCCAGTCTCTTGTAAACCGTTTTTCCGGGGTGAAACTAATCGGTGTATATGGTGAAGGGTTAGCGAAATTCAACGCTGAATAAACTTCACTCATAATACCTAACATATCTTCTGTATCAAAGGATTTAGTTGCTGTTATTGTATCTATGGTACCATCTGCTTTAGGCTCAACTTTATAGAAGCCAGCCATTTTTATATTATCTGTACTTGCAGGTGCCTTTTTAAACACAACTTTTGATTCGGTAAATGTATATTCTTCTGGTGAAATAATCGTATCATTTTTATAAAAAATGGTGCGAGACTCATCAAAATTAGGGAATGGATATTGGAACTCTATTTTTGTTCCATTCCCATTCCCTAAATTACTTGCTTGATCTGATAGTTTTATTTCTTTTTCAATAAAGTATTGGCTGTAAGTAAAGAAAATCATATCATTTGAAGGCTCGTAGGCATCGCTAGCAAGTCTACATTCATATGTAATTTTATCGGTTTTTGTAGGCGCTTCTGTAAACTTGATTTCTCCCGTACGTGCATTCACTGTGTAACTTTTTTTATCTTTCACCATATTATTTATATAAACAATAAGAGAACTTTCTATTACTGGAAATACGGGTAGTTGGAAGTTTTTTTTCGTACCGTCCCCCATACCTAATTTCCCTAATGGAGAGTCGATTGTAATGTATCGGCTATCGGTAAAGTCTGATACATTTGTATCATAGGCATTTGCTACTCCTAGTTTTCTACGTTCTCCATCACTTCCAACTGCTTCAAATAAGCGAACATCAATAAACTTACTAATCCCACTGCGAATACGGAAGAATAGTTTTTTATCCCATCCATTAGTAATAAACATTTTTTCTAATTCATTCGGTAATGTTTGTAAATACGCTATTTTATCAAACCACATATATATTCATCCGCCTTTATCTTGTTTTTTCGTAAATTCCTAACCCTGCTGGTCGGTAAGCAGTCGCAGGTAACTTTGTAATTGGTGAAATCGAATCGACTGTAAAGAAACGATAAATGTCATAGGTATCTGGACAAGTATTTTGTCTTACTTTCAATTTATCTCCATTTAATAAACCTAAAGGTGATAGTAGAACGATATAAGGCATATAACCGCGAACACCTTCTTCTGGATGAACAATATACGCTCGTGACGTATGAACTTTATTGCTGTAAACAGAAGGGTTAAATTGATATTTATATTCATCATTTTCATGATTCTGCCATGCGTTTGGATACTGTCCACCAGTTGTACTCTTTCTATCTGGTGGCATCATGTTAGATGGAACATTCCACGCTAGATAATGAGCTTGATATCTTGCTCCAAAACGTGAACGTTTAATTATGATGTTATCAATACCGTTACCTGGGCTTTTAGGATATGCCTTCGTTCTCGGCATATATTTTTTTACATCTCTAAATGGAGTTTTACTTTCAAAGTTAAAATTATGTGAAGACACTTCTGAACCTTCATCGTAAGCGGTGCCCGCCCATAGAGCGTCGGCAATTGTATCATCGGCTGCATAACTTTCTAATTTCCCCATATACACAGGAATTACAGGAACAGAGTTATTATCGAAAGCAGGCGTTCTATCAGCTTGTATTAGTAGAACCACACGGGATTTATCTACTTGTCCCGTAATACGAACCATTGAATCCGGCCACCAATTCGAATCTACATTTATATTTGTTAGTTTAGGGTTTCTAAATGAACATTTTACCCAAGGGGACATCATCAATTGAGGTGAATCTTCATATTCATAGGAATATGTGTAATAAACTTCCCCACTTGAAGGGCTTACATGTCTTTCTGAAGTCACCGTTACTTTAGCTAATTCAACATCCATAATAGATTGAAATTCACTACCGTCTTGAGCGCCCATTTGAATTATGCTATTGTCTTGGTAATTTGGAACATGTTCTATCATGTATAGATACATACAAGAACGATCTTTATATCTGGGATTATCTTCTACATAAGATTGGAATTCTGTTTTGCCTTTATCTGTAGATAAATCAATATTTAGTTTTGTTTTAGTCTCCCAAGCCCAAGTTTGAACGATTCCGTACATGCCACCATCTGAATTTTGTAAGACAACATGTTTTGCACACCAAAAATGATACGATTTAGTAATGTTCTCTTTGCTTCCTTGCTCTTTTTCTTTATGAATGTATTTATAAAAAGTTTTGACTTTCTTCCAACCATTTTCGGTCATTAAATTTATGAGTGAATTTTGAAAGTCTGCTTCTGTAACTATTTTTTCAACGTATGCCATCTATTTCACGCTCCTAATCTCTTAATAGTTGGTAATTAAGCCATATAGCCTTTTTCTCTGCAGATACATTGTGGTATTCGAACTTTATCTCTGCATTAGCAGGTATAGGCTTTACAACGGAGAAATTAAATCCCTCCGGCACATCTTTCACATAAACTTCTTTAAAGATTTGTTGGCCATTAATAAATAGATTCCAATAGTCCTTATCACTGTAATGTGAAGCAGCAACAGAGAAGGCAATCATTTCTGTTTCGAATGGTAATGAAAACTTATCTACATGCATTCCATCATAAATACCAACTCTTCGCCCTTGTATGAATGGTTCTGTTTTTGTTGGGAAGTAAGGTGCGTCGAACCTTCCACCAGCCATATAATTAACTGCAAAACTCATAAGCAAGCCCCCTTTATCTTAAAAAGTGAAGTTCAAACCATACCGTTTTATCAAGAATTCCTTGATTATGGAATCGGAATGTAATTGTACTTCCTGCCGCGACTGCTTTATAAACCATAAAGTGCATCCCTTCCGGAAGCCGTTTCGTATATATATCCTGGCAAACAGTTTGCCCGTTTACGATCAAATCCCATTTATCATCTAATTCGTAAATGGATGAACTAACACTAATTGCGTAAATCTCCATATCTGCAGGTAATATATATTTCATCTCATCCGTTTTATATGATGTGGAATCCATAATGAATCCAGGTATGAATGGTTCCGTTTTTGTTGGATGAAAAGGTGGGTCTAATCGGCCACCAGCTAAATAGGTTGTTTCAAACAAGAGCATTCACCCTTTTCCATGTATTAAAAAATTCCCGTGCATCATTACGACACATCGGGAATTGGTAAATCAGATAGCATACCGTTACCTTTATTAAGAAGTCGCGGCTGCACACGTTCTAATTGTTTTTTTGCATTGTATATTAATTGTATTTCCATCATCTTTCCTGTTATCTTGTGGGATAAAAGAACCTTATCTAACATGCCGTGGTCGTTAAAAACTAAATCGTAATAAAGATATTTATCTCCATCAACTGCAGATAAACGAGCACCATCACGAATGAGGGTATAGCCCTCTGTCATACCTTCTTTAAATACGTTATTTGGGTCATCGCCAGGCATTGGTTTTCCACCGCTGTAAAATTCTCTATCAATTAATCCTTTCATCAAATACATAATCGGATCATATAAGTTCTTTTGCATTATCATCATATCACCCCTAATTTACCCTTGTGACAGACCATGTTTTTGCGGGACGTTGAATATAATATCCATCTGGACCTATGTTTTTACGATCAAATGTTAAATCTGGCAGAGAACCATAATCAAATAGAATATTATTCTGTGTATCTAACACTTGTAGTCGTCCTGTAAGCCACCTTAAAGGATTTCGTACAGCTTCAAATACAACTACATTTACCCCGTATTCGAGCGGGATATCAACATATGTAGGATTGTTTCGGATAAGGTAATTTTCTTCTATTAACCTATCATTGGCGTAAATATTTAATACATCACCATCTTCATAATCGTAATCCCAAAGTTTTAATCGTAAGGTATCTACATTTACTGTAATACCGTCTATATCTGTATATGGAGTAGGTTCGTATCCATAGTTAACTGTTAAATCTAAAGTTTGATAGAAACCATCGTCTGCTGAAATCATAGTATTAATCCCTTTTACGAAATAATTCCATTGTTGGCCAGAATCTCTGTTGTAAACAGAAATTACATCGAACAATTGAATCCTTGGATCACCAACGACTGCTACCGTTAGTGTCCTAAACTTTTGGATTGCTTTTAAATGATAAGCTGCAGCGACTGCTCTTCTTGCAAAGAATGTTGTAGCCCAAGGGACTTCTATCATTTCCTCTCGCAAATCACCTTGCGATACATTTTTTAAAAGAAATGAATTAAGAAATCCGTTTGCGTAATCTCCACATTTAACAACAATGCTATTACTGATATCCTGGTCTGTTAGTTGCATATCTAACGAAATAAGATTTTCTCCTTCTGTAAAATTAAATTTCGAAGGTTCATTGATGGCATAGTCTGGCATTTTCATAAATGTACAACTTCCATCTGGTTCGTGTTTTATGTAATGGAATGTTGTATCTATAATATCGCGAACAATTTCATCCCATTTTTGAAACCTCTTACCAGTAGCACCTTCAACAAGCCAACTTTGATTGGTACCAGGTATGTTTACGGGACTACCATGTAAGACAACTCCTGCTTTTTGGAAGAAGAATTTCACAACATCATAAACATTTCCAGTTGGTGCGACGATTTCATCCGATCCAGGTGTTGGGATTACTGATTTATGTAGAAGTTTCTTATAAGATGTTGTACAAGTGACTGAAATAGTACCACTTTCGGCATTTACCTTCACATCAGATATAAAACCATGTATATAAGGTAAAACCTCTTCACCGTAGCCAATAGACACCTTAAATTCTGTCTGTGGATACAGTTGATTTGTATTTGTTACTTCACTGTTATAAAACCATTCTTGAATAGAAGAAAACTTACCGTACCAATTATCAGGAGCCATTTGACCGTATTCATTTGCGAAGGTAATGGTAAATGTACTTGCGAATTGGTCTGCGTTCTCCTGAACTTCTAAACCCGTTACACGGTGTTGAATTTGGACGTAAGTAGAAGAATCCCTTTTTTTCATAAAAACAATTAAATTAGGGGAGTTATTACCTAATTGGAAATGACTCCCCAACATTCTAATTAAAGATACAGAACCTTCCCTCATATGCCATCAACTCCAACGCCTGCTTGTGCTGTAGATATTAATTTACATTTTGCTATTACTAATGTACCTTTTCGTATTGTATCCACTTCATTAGGCGGTATAATACCCCCGTAAGTACCGTAATCACCAGTGATAATATGAGTACGATAAATTTCCTTCATGAAATCACGCCAATATTTTATATCTCTAAATAGAAGAGTAAATTCTACTTCGCATCCTTTATTACCAGCACTTTGAAAACGCTGATATCCATGCATAACATTGTGAGTTTTTAAGCCATCTAGTGACTTTGGCATCTTTGTTTGCTCAATCATTGCAATGTTAGGAACATGACCAAATGCATGATAAGAAGCTTGGCTCACATAGGCTACATCAGAAGCACCATAACCGATTGTTGTAAATTCAATTGTTTGTGGGCCTGCACCAACAAATATTTCTCGTGCTTCCCAAGCGTAAGGACCTCTAGCCCTAAACCGTTCAATCCCATTTACCCGAACAATAAAGTATTTATTCGGCAGCATGCCATCTGAACCAATAGGAACCTGGGACATAAAATGAAAGTTATATGTCCCTGGCCATCCAAAAGTAATGGTATATTTTATTGTATTTTTTAACTCTACTATATCTTCAAAGAGGTAATATGAACCTGCTTTTCTATGCAATGTTTTTAATATACTCATACATTCCGCACCGCCATTCCCATTAGATCATCAGCAACCACGTTTTGTAGCAGCTTTCTCATTTTTACAAAGTCGTCTGCAGATTGTAATTTTTCAACAGCGACTTTAAATGTAGCGTTTTGAATTGTTACGCCTTTATCCGTTTTCTTTTCAACGTGGGTTTGTCCAGCATATGGATGTGCAGTCTTACCAATTAAATCAGCAGAACGCGCTCCCATCTGTCCGATTTGAGTAGATACATCGGTTACTAGTTTCATAGGTTTAGGTGGAACAACGGCTTTATTTAGTAGTTCAGAAGCTCTATCGACTGCAGGAATCATCTTTTCCATCCCTACACCTAAACCTTCTGTAATAAATCCACCGAATTCCATCATTAGGCGTGAAGGAGAACGAATACCAAAGAACTTTTTAACCGCTTTTGGAATTCCGCTGACTACACCTTTTGCTTTATCAGCTACCCATCCCCCCATTGCTGCCATACCTTCACCGATACCAGCAATGATATCTTTTCCCCAGCTAACTGCATCTTTTGCTACATTTTTTACAATAGAGCCTACTTTGCTAAATACATCTTTTACAATATCTACAATCCCCGTAAAAGTTCCGGTAATAACTTTCTTAATCGTAGCGAAATTACTTACTATGAAATCTTTAATAGCTCCAACAACACTAAAAATTGTATTTTTAATCTTATTGAAATTATCTACCACGAAATTAACAAAGGCTCGAACGGCTCCAATGATCGTATCCTTAATAAAATTCCATGCCGCTTGAATGAAATTCTTAATCGCATTCATTACCGTAACGATTATATTTTTAATAAAGTTGAACGCATTTTGAACAGTAGTTTTAATGAAATTCAATACAGTAACAAATACTGTTTTAATAAAATTCCATGCTGCAGAAATAATTGTTTTAATCGCATTCATCACTGTAGAAATAGCACTTTTTATAAATTCGAATGCAGCACGAACAAACGATTTCAAAAAGTTGAGGACAGTAGTGAAAATTGTCTTAATGACATTCCATCCAACTCTAAAAATCGTTTGATACGCTTTTATATAAAATGAAATTACATTCTTAATGAATTCTAAGGCGAATTTAACAACACTTTTTATAGCATTTAAAGCAGCATTAAACAGAAATTTAATGACATTCCATCCAACTTCGAATATTTTCTTCCAAGTATTGATATGCCATTTAATCGCTGCAGTAATGCCTTTCCATGCTCCTTCCAGGAGTTTACCCAAAAATGATACGGATGCATGGAAAACTTTTTTCGTACCTTCCCAAAATCCAGAAAAGAACTTAGTTAAACTGGACCAAGCTGACTTTGCCCCTTTAACTGTTGCGTCCCACCCTTTTGAACAAACATCACCTATCCATTTCACTGCTTGCTTCGTATATTTAACAACATCATCCCAATTTTTATAAATTAAATATACTAATCCAACGATAGCTAATATTGCAATCGTCCAGGGATTCATGAGTAATGTCATTGCAGATCTTCCGAGTAAAGCAAGCGCCTTACCTATCGCACCAAACATTCCAATTAGTTGTGGTCCAACTTTAAGAATGCCTGTAAATAACAACGGTACTTTAGTAAGTATTGGCACTAGGAATCTTAATGAACCGACAAATGCACCAACGCCACTTGTCATGAATCCCATCATGGCAATTAGTGGCCCCATTACAGCGACCATACCTAAAATTGCTACGATACCAATTTGGATTGGCTTCGGTATAGAACTAAAGGCTTTTGCTGCTAATTCCACCGCTTTAATAATTGGAGGAAGTGCAACTTCTGCGATGTCAATAATGGCTTGTCCAACAGGCTCTAATGATGCCATTGTAGTACGCATAAGTTTCTGCCAACGAACACCGAATGCTTCTTGCTGCGTCTTCTGCATTTTGCCCATTGCGCCCTCAACATCGCCTAATGCACCACTTGCATTATTAAGCCCTAAGACAGCTTGTGCGCCCATGTCTTCCCATTTTGTACCGAATACAGCAACACCAAGTTGATTGGCTTTTACCTTGTCATCCATTTTCCCCAAATCGCCAAGTACTGCGTTAAATACATCCGCAGCAGTCCCTTTACCTTTGTTGAAATTGTCCCAAACCTTTTGAGTTTCTGGAGTCATTTCCGCAAAGGCATCAGATACACCTTTAGATCCATCTTGTACACGAATACCAAATTCTTTTACTAAGTCGTTTATATAATCAAGGTTATAAGAGCCATCGCGCGTCCCGTTCGCCATGATAGTAAACATCTCTTCTGCAGAGAATCCGGCTTGTTTAAATAATGGTGCGTATTCAGATACGTTATCGAACATTTCATTCGAATAGTTCAATCCTTCTTGTCCACCTGCAGCAAATAAATCAAATGCTTCTTTGGAGGAAATTCCGAATTGATTCATTAACTGTCCTGCACCACGAGTAACTTCATTGATATCAGAATCGAAAGTTTTACCTAGTGTCATAGCACTCTTTGTAGCTTCTTCTAATTCTTCGTGGGGAACATCTTTCATATTCTGATACACTTTTATAAGCGATTGATCTACTTCTTCAATACTTTGTCCAAATCCATCTTTCCAAGTTTCTTTTGCAACTTTACCAAGATTTTCTGCACCTTTTTCGGTAAGCCCTAGAGAAGATTGGATATTTCTTTGAGAAGTGTCAAAATCGGATGCTACTTTAACAGCCGCAGCGCCAATCCCAGCTAGTGGAAGAGTTACACCGGCAGTCATACTTGTACCGGTTTCTTGCATCTTGCTACCTACTTGGCTAATCGACTCTCCTGCTCTTTGGAATTTATCATGCATTCCGTTTGCAGTTTGTTGCACGCGGTCTTCAAATTGTTGTAAATCTTTATAAGCACCTTCTGCTTTAATACCAATTGTTCCGAACAACTGGAACATTTCAGCGAGCATTTACGCACCCCCTTCGCTGGGGTTTATTACCCTTTTATTCCTCATCGTCGTCTTCTTGGAATTGAGCCATGATTTGCTCAACATGCGCTTCACATTCTTCTTGCGTCCATACTTCGCCCATCTCATAGGAGGAATCTTTATCTTCTTGAGAACCAGCAAGTCCAAAAGCTTGCAGGTAATCATTAAAAGTGGTTCCTTCTTCTAGTTGACGGGTTTGAAATCCGATGAATGCCATCTTCTTCCACTCATTTAATTCTTCTTGCTGCTCTTCTTGTGCAATGAAAGAAAATAAGTCCATTAAACGCGAATAAGGTATAGATAAGACATATTCATCTGTCCACCCATACCGTTTTTGGATCTTATCGAAAGCACGTAACATATTTTGTTCTGCTTCCTCTAAATATTCATTTGCATTCTCGTTTACGCTTGGATCTGAGCTGCGGCTGGTTTGCTCCATTTCTCGCTCTGAACCTTCACTAGTCCCTTGACCTGGTTGAAAAAAGTCATTAAGTCCTCACTTTCTAATAACCCTTGTATAACAGCAACCATTGCTTCCGGAGGGAACTGGCGAAACTCTTCTGCTTTTACTTTTAATAAACTAGCAAAGAACTCTGTGAAATCATCCTCACAAGCAGGAATCATTGTTAAAACACGGAAAGCAAATTCTAATCCTTTTTGTTGCTGCTTCTCTTTAATTGCAGCTAAATATGCTTGTTTTTCTCCTTCTGGAAGGGTTTCAGCTACTTTAGTTAGTTCATCCATTTCTTGCTTATCCTTACCGAAATCAGCAAAGCTGACCATTGCGCTGCGTCCAATCTTTGAAATAAGTTTAGCGAATCGCCAAATATCCGTTACATCTAATCGTCGCATGGTCACTTTTTCACCTAAAATAGTAATTTCTGTACCGGTATTCATCATTTTTTCTAAAATAGATTTCATTTCGGACTCTCCTTTTAGCTTTTAGCTCGTTTTATGTAATAGAAAACCGACTAGCATTTATGCGGTAGCCGGCGCTTTAAGTGCTGTTGCTTTCTTCTTTTTTGGTAAATAGATTTCATAAGGCGGTGTATTTGGTGCAGATTCAGAGTAATGACCAATGAACTTGCATTTCAATCCAACCGTTCCTTTTCCATCTTTCAAATCAACTTCAATAGATGAAACTACTAATGCATTACGAACAACGAAAATAATTGGAACAGTACTTCCGGAAATCATTCCAATTAAAGCGATATCGTGATAACTTGAGTCAGGAATTTCATTTGAAGGCTTCATAATATCGTAATCAGTTTCTGTTGTAGAATCTACTGTCATTCCAGGTAAAGCTAACTGCAGGTTTTCTTTTGTAAATTCTACTAATGTAAGTTCAATATGCGGTTCATCTTTTAATAACCATTTACCACGCACCATTTTACCTAGTACACCATCAATATCTGCATCATGGTACTCACGATCAAAGCCCACTTTTGTACCACCTGTAGTTGCTCCAACCATTTCTCCTAGTTCTTTTACACTTTTAAAATTCTTATACATAACACCAGGGCCAATAACGAAATTATCAGTAGTTCCTTCACGAACACCATTAAGTAATTTCCAGCTCATTTGTTCTACCCCCTAATACAAGTCCGTTCGTATGGTTCGGACAAGAAATTTTACATTTATATGAATGATAGATGGGTCTTCATCCGGTACTGGCAGTTTACCTGCACGATGTATAGAAAGTATCCCATCATCATTTAAACCAACTTCCCTATCTAGTAACTTCTCAATACGTGTAGCAATTAACTTTGCCTTATCATAATCCCCGTTATCACAATACACATCGAAATTCAGAATCATACGATCTATAATTTCAACATCATCCGGATTATCTGCTTCAATTCTCATAACTACATAAGGCATTTCCATATCATCTTGTGCAGTTTGGAATGTAAGAGCAGGGCCTTTGTCCTCACCTTCACCATATTCCGATAGATTAGCCTTTATTATTTCATCGCTCTCTACAAGCGTTCTAATAGCGGCAATAGCGTTAGTCATACAATTACCCTCCCATTTGTCTTTTCAGTTCTCTACGCTCTTTCTCAAACGTTTTTACTAGAAATGGACGGGCTTCTATATTACTCGTACCAGTTTCAAGCCATATTGCTTTTTTTAAGTCACTTCCTACTGCACCCAACACCTCTGATTGCGACCTTTTAATGTTGTACTTAATAGAGTTTAATAAATCACCAGTACGAACGGCAGGAGCTTCGCCTGGTTTAGATGCGGTATATTTACGGCTTGTATGTGGTATTTTGTATTGTTTACCACTACGACTACCTGTAAGAGTTTTTTTGACTTGATTTTGCAGATGGATTGTAGCACCAGTTACTTTTTCAACACACATATTATTAATTTGTGTTTTTACTTGCTCCATATTGCTTGAGAACTCAACTTCTACTGAACTAGACATATAGAATCACACCTTTTCACAATAAATCTCAATGTGATGATTCATAAACGCAGGATTACGCGGTTCTCCTTTTACTTCGAACGTATAATCAACACCTATTTCTTCATCTTTGAAATAAATACAATCATTGGGCTTAATTTTGTAAGAAGCAGGTGCATATATCTTAAATGTTGTATCGAAATTTTGTTTATCACGTTTAAATCTCTCATTATCAGCTACAGAATTAGTAGTCACACGGCAGTTCATATTCTCGTAAACATCCTCTTCTACTTCTGCATAGTTACCAGAGGATTGTCTCTTTTTCTTCTTTCGTTTTACAACTACTTCATGAATATATAAATCATCCATTTCACCATCGTCAAAGTACATACTCATGTAGCAATCACCGGTTTAATTCTCGCTCTAAACGTTTTTAAACCATTGAGTACCTTATTGTTTGTAGCAGGTTCATCTAACGTTTCTGGGCTAATCTGGTACGAATAATCACCGATACTTTCCGATGTCTTCATTCCTTTTCGCTGTATGTTAGCACGAACTACTGCAGAGATAACTAAATCAACAATACATTTCCTCATAAGTACCTGCAGATCATCATAATCTTGTATCTTATATTCGAATTCATATAATTGATTTTCGGATAAACCATAAACAATACGCCCATTTACAGTGATAGAATCGGTCATATCTTGTTTAGAACTAACATGAGTTACTTTTGCTATAGATTCAGCAGGAAAAGAAAGCCAAGCCAATTTACTTGTCCGGATGGTTTCTTTCATCGGATTAGTTGGCTTGACTCTTAAATACTTTCTTGTAATAACAGCATAGTAATCTATTAATTCTTGAATAACCGTATCGGGCATTTTCTGCACATTTACGCGGTCTTTAATGTCCTGCACGGTAATATCCATTATTTATCCTTCTCTTTCTTATCAATTTCTCTTACAAGTTCAAAATGCCCCGTACTTACAAGGTAATCAGCTTTATCATTTGCTACTGTTTCCTCTTGGCCGTTCTTAAATGTTTGCCCATAAG